AGTTATCTTGGAGCATATATGCTAGGTGGAGCAGGTAGTTTTCAAATGAGGGTAGTTAGAGGGTAATGGCAGGACAACTAGATTCATTATTGAAGAGTGTTGCTAAACAGGTTGTAGCTGACTTGGGATCTTCTTTGGACTCAAGTATTGTTTATACAAAGAAAGCATCTGGAAGTTATAACACAAGTACAGGTGCATATACTACAAGCGATACGACTTATAGTATCAATGCTCCTGTTGAGTTTGTTCAATCTACTGAAGATGATGGTAGAGAAAGAAGAGAAGCAAAAGTTTATATTACACCTGATTTAATAGGAGATAACCAACCAGATTTTCAAGATGAAGTTACATTAACTTATGCTGGATCTACAAGAGTAGGACAAATAGTTAATATAGATACAAGGCAAGGTGGACAGACTTATCTGTTTACTTTATTAGTGAGGTTCTGATGGTTAAAGGTAGAGGTATTGAAAATATAGAAAAAGATCTTACTGGTAATTTAGAAAGAGATCTTAATTTGCTTGTTAGAGCAGCTATATTTGATTTATCGAATCAGTCAGCGAAAAAATATAGTCCTGTTGATACTGGTTTTTTTGCTTCTAGTTGGACTGCTGGTACGCAAAGACCCAGACCTAATGAACCTAGAGAATCAGTAGCTCCCTGGAGTAACATAAAACCAAGAAGGAAAGGAGATCAAATGAATCCTCAAGCAAAAGTTGAACCTAGATTTATAGATACAATAAATTATAATTTTAAACCTTTTTCTAAAGTATATATTGGCAATAGATCACAATATGCAGCTAGAGCATTAGCTTCCCCAAATAGTGAAATACCTTTATATGTACAAAATATGATTGGTAGAAAAATAAATGAAATATTTACTGATAAGAAGCCTAAGATCGCTGTAGCAGAAAAAGGACTAGAAGGTGGTCAAGGTGGTATTGGTCAATTTGCAGATCCTAAGAAAGCATTTGTTGATTACACCAATTTATGACTTTAGTTAACACAAGAGCAGCTTTTGAAAAAGCAGTAACAGATTCAGTAGCAGCAGCAGATAATACTGTTGAAATGGTCTATGACAATATGGTTTATAAAACACCTGGAAAAACTAAAAAATATATTCTCATGTCAGTTGATTTTGCACAGGCAACAACCCAAACTCAAGGTGCATCACAGGATTTCTATTCTGGTGTTATACAATGCAAGATTTATGTTCCAAGAGGTAAAGGTAGTGCGACTTTAGCTTCAATAGGTGAAGCTGTTATTGATGGCCTTACTTCTGTTAATGCTTCTAATTATAGTGATACATTTAGTTGTTCTCCTAGAGTGTTGGATATTGTTGGCCCTGCTCCTATTGAATTAGATGATTCTTCACACTTTCTTGGCTTAATATCTTGCCAATTTACGGCAAATGCCTAGTATACTAATAATAGCTACATATTAACATGACAAGAGCAGTTGATCTTTTAAGAAACAAGTTTGGAGTTTCTCAACTTTATAAACACGATGTAAAACAAAATGATGAGATTATTCTTACTGTTTATTGGCATCCATTAACTATTGCAGAAAGGGAAGCTATTTCAAAAAAAAGCGGTACTGATGATACTAATGATTATGCCTTACAAATGATGATTGAAAAAGCGTTAGATCAAGATGGTGCAAGATTATTTCAAGATGGAGATAAGGCTTCATTAAGAAGAGAAGTTTCAGCATCAATATTAGAAGAAATACAAATTGCAATGATTACAGTAGGTGCTGATAAGGAGGTAAAAGAGGCTAAAGCCGATTTAAAAAGCAAATAAAGATTGGCAATTTATATATGGGTTAGCAAAACAATTACATAAGACTGTTGCTGAGTTATGTGAAACTTTAACTATTGAAGAGATGATAGGATGGGCTGCTTATTCGGAGATTGAAAGTGATGAATATAAAAAACAACAAGAACAAGCACAAAAACAGGGTGCTTTAAGAGGCAAAAGAAGGTAATATAGAGAAAATGTTTTAATTTTAATAACAAGTGGCTAATTATGATGTAAATATTGCTATTGCTTTAAAAAATTCTAATAAATTAATGCAACTCCGTAAGGAGTTGAAGGCAGCTACAGATAAGCAAAGAGAATTTAATAAAGAAGCAAAAGAAACTAATAAGATAGCAGTTGCTACGTTTAATAAACTTAATGCTCAATTATCAAGAGCAAAATCTTTACTTAATAAAACAGCGTATGGTACAGCTAGTTTTAATAAAGCAGCAAGAGCATTAGTAAATGTAGAAAAAGAACATAATCATCAGTTAAAAGAAAAGGAAAGGTTATTAAATAGATTAAGAACACAAGCAGATCCTAATTTTATAGTTCGACATCAGAGAAAATTACAGATACAAGAAAATATACGTCAGAATAGAGCACTTAGATTTACAAATGTTAATCCTAATCGTCCTGCTGTTGTTGGAGATTATGGGCAAGCTGGAGGAAGAGTTGGCCCTGCACAAGTATTAACAAATTCTCAAGGAGGGTTTTTAGCGTTTAATCAAATCGCTAAAAAAATTGAGGCAGGAGTTAAAGCAATAGGAAAATCAAGTTCTCAGACTGCAAGAGTTTTAAGTTCACAGGCAGCATCAGCAGCATTTCAAGATCTACCATTTGGTGTTAAAGGTGGTCAAATAGGGCCAGCACAATCTAATCTTTTTAATAGATTAGGTTTTGGTCGTAATGCGAGTCCTAGAGGCCCATTTGCTATGCAAGGTGGTAGTAGTGCAAGAATAAGAAGTTCTTTACAAAGTGGTTTAATAGGAGGTGGTTTCCCTTTGTTGTTTGGTGGTGGCGGAGCAAGTGCAGCAGCAGGTGGATTAGGAGGTCTAGCAGGTGGAGCTTTAAGTGCTGGTGGAGGTTTTGCTCTTTCTATTGCTGCTACGGCTGCTGTATCTAAAATCCAAGAAGTTAGAAATTTTAGAAAATCAATAAAAGATTTAAATGAAGATCTTGAAGCTTTAGGAGCTAAGTCATTATTTAGCAGACAAGAAATTAAACAGTTAGGAAAAGATTTAGATATTACAGGTGAAGAGGCGGTTGAATTAGTAACGCAATTTAAAAAATTTGAAGGCGAATTAGGAACAAAATTATCTCAGATTTTTGGGAGTAGAGAAATCTTTGATGCAACTGTAGGGTTGAACGATTTTGAAAGTGTATTGGCTCGTATAAAAACATTAAGTGAAGAATTAACTTTAGAAAAAGAATTTGAAGCCTATAGCATTTTAAGTAAGGATGGTGCTGAAGCAGCAAATGATTTTATTACTAATTTATTTATAGCTGATAGACAACGAAAGTTATTTAGGGATAGGTTTGTAGATGACATAAAAAGTTTTAATAAAGTTGGTTTTAATTGGTTAACTCCTGATGATGATGCAGCCAGTATGTGGACAGGAGGTGAAATGGTTTCACGGGAATTTATTAAAACTATTAGATCAATAATGGACACAAATGCTGAAATACAAAAGATAATGAATGATTCGAATTATTTATTGTCAAGAGGTGGTGTGAATCAAGCAGGAATAGATAAGATTAATGATATTTTGAAAGAAATCTTAAGCAATGAAGATAAACTAAGCGAAGCTTTACTATTATTACCAGAGGATTTTGAATTTAGTACAGCAGGTGTTAAGGATCTTACTGATGCTCTTGGGGAAACTATAGAGAAATTGCAATTTCTTCAAGAATTTAAAGCACCACAGGCAGAGTTAAGAAATCTTTTAAATCCTTTAAGGCAGATTTTAGATTTAAGTACAGAAATCAAATTAGGGTTTGAGGATGCTTTTAAAGGAATTATTAAAGGAACAATGAGTGTTGGTGATGCTTTTAGAAGTATGTTAAATAGAATTGCAGATTATTTTTTAGATTATGCTGCTCGAACTGCTGCTCTTGGACTACAAAATCTTTTTCTTAGTCCATTTAAAGATCGGTTTGCTGTTGATACAAGTATTTTTGACAGACCTGAAGTTAAAGAATTACTTGATGGAAACAGAGCAAATGGTGGTAATGTCATAGGAGGTAAAAGTTATTTGGTTGGAGAAAGAGGGCCAGAATTATTTACTCCAGGTGCTACTGGTACAATTACGGCTAATAATGCAATAGGTGGAGCAAGCATAGTAGTTAATGTAGATGCTTCTGGTACATCTGTTGAAGGAAACGAAGCAAATGGTGAAGAATTAGGTAGATTAATAGGAGCAGTTGTTCAATCAGAACTTATTAAAGAAAAAAGACCAGGAGGTTTACTTTCATAATGGCTACTTTTCCCTCTATTAATCCAAGCTATCAAGCTCGTAAGACTACAAAACCAGAAGTAAATATTTCCCAATTTAATGATGGCTACCAACACAGAATAAAATTTGGACTAAATATAAAACCTTATGTTTGGTCTTTGACTTTTGATGTTTCAGAAACAGATTCAGATACTATAGAAACATTTCTTGAAGCTAGAGCAGATGATGGTGCTTCTTTTGATTGGACTCC